GCAAACGTCTTACCTAAAAAAACGCCTTGTGAACGTGATCCTTTGCGTGAGTTACATGTCCTGCACGCTGCTACTAGGTTGTCAGGACTCATCGCTTGATCAGGGTGTTTATCAACTGGTAGCACGTGATCGACTGTATCTGCTGGCTGTCCACAGTATCCGCATGTATGTCCATCTCGCGCCAAGATACGTAATCGCAAAGCACGCCATTGTCTGCTATCTCTAGGGTCTTTAGACTTAGGCATAGTCATAAGTTTAACTCTAACTGTCCATTGTTAATGATGGTGATCTCACCTCTATTAGGTAAGTGGTCTTTATTAACCTGAGTCTTTAGCCTATGGCAATTAGCACATAGGGTCATTAAGTTAGATACATCGTTATTAAAGTGATTACCGTCTATGTGATCAACATCGAGCTGTACTGCATGGATAGCCTTAAAGCCACATTGCTCACAATAGTTTTTCTTGTATATTCGATAGCCGTTTTCTTTACATTTCCAACATCGTCTATCCCATAACTTAATACCAGATATTCCTCTACCTTTAGTCCGGCAAGGTTGTCCACATGGGCACATTGGTCGTACGGCGGTTCTTGCCATTACTGCCAACCTCTAGTCTTTAAGTGATGCAATGCAGCACAGTAGTTAGGTTCATCATACTGTGTAATGCCATAGCGATTAGTAACGTAATACCAATACCACCAGAACTGATATTCCGGTGATGAGTTCTTTAAGCTCTTAGATCTACCTTGATATAGACCATGATGAGATCCATTAACAGCGTTGATATTCCAACGACTTTCTCTATAGATGATCTGGTTATGGCAATCGTATTGCTTATCAGTTAATTGTTTATCAGCTAATACTTTGATGCTTTTAGTTGCATCTATTGAAGCCTCACTACTACTTGCTTCAGCAATAGATAAAGATATCCCAATAACGACTGCTACCGAGCAAGCTACGCCTTTCAGGCTTGCTCTGAAGCCTTCAGGGCTTCTAGCAGAGAAGTGTACCCAACGCTCCAAGCACATTACGATAAGTCCTGCTCAGAAGGCGTGTCGGATTTCATAAATAGCACCCATTGAGTTCCCATTCTCTTTCCAGATGGATGTCCCAACACAGGCTTTTTATCAGTCAGCGTCAATATCTCCTTAAGACTTATTGATACTTCATTCCATTTAAATATCAAAGTGCCATTGGGTTTAAGTACTCGAAAGCATTCAGCGAAGCCTTGAGTAATATCCTCACGCCATGACTGACTATCCAATACACCATATTTCTTACGCATCCATGACTTTTCGCTAAGTCTTAACATGTGAGGTGGATCGAATACAACGCAATGGAATGATTCATTTGGATAAGGTATCGACCTAAAGTCCATGACTTCATCGGGCTTTATCTTAATCGTCTGATTATTGGTCAATAGATGAGTCTCATCCTCGCGAATATCACCAAAGACCACGCGAGCGTCTGTTTTGTCGAAGTAGAACGATCTCATCGATGACGCAGGATCAAGTATTGGTTTCATTTATTTATCCGTACTGTAAAAGCCTGAGCCTTTGAACTGAATACCAAAAGATGAATAGATCTTGCGCATCTGTTCGTGGCAGAACCCGCATTCAACATCGTGTGGTTCATTTATCTTTAACTCCTTCTCGTAGCGAAGGTTGGCTTCGCATCGATCATTAGTACATTCGAACTCGTAAATAGGCATTACTTAGCAACTCCGTGCATTGACTGGATATGACTTAACATCATTCTGCTAACTTCTTTCTGACCAAGGAAGCCGTAAGCGGCTAACAAGGAGTAACCGCAGAAGCAGGTATGTGCAGCCTTCGGCAAGATATTTCTTTCATCACCGGCTTTAGGCATTTATTATTCCTCTCGACAGAACTTGCATCGTTCACCAAGTGCATATATCCCACAATCTAAGCATCGAGTAATGTCTTTATCCTCAATCTCTTTTGCGTGTTTTGCATAGCCAGCTTTAACCAATAGATCGACCAGATCAGAGAACCTAAGGAACGCAAGGTAATTTCCCACCTCTGCCTTTTGTCCATTAAGTCGGCACACAACTATAGGTAATCCCCCACTTACTTTTGTGCGCTTTTCTGTCTGGTCGATCCATTGCTTTGGCTGGAAGTCTGCGCGAGCCTTGACTTCAAAGTCAATGTACGGAATGCCCGTTACATCACTTCCAGACCGACCTGCCCCTGTAGGTAGAGCGAATGGCCACCATTGTTTAAGATAACGGCTGACCAATTTCTCGGTGTCGTAGCCGCGATATTTACGGCTTTGACTCATTGACTGCGTGACATTTTTTGCATGACCAAGTGATCGCTTGACCCTCGACCCAGAAGGCTAACTCTGTGCTTGGTACTGGCTCGTTGCATAGATGGCACAATATCCTAACTTGCAGCGCATTTAGCATCTCACGCGCCTTAGCCTTCTCGTAAAGTTCGTCATCGCTTGGGAACTTCTCCCATTCACCATCTTGATTGAGGAACTGTAAGCCGCTCATTGACCCTCTCTTACTTTCCAAGTTCCATCTGGACTTATGTTGTACCAAAGTACATCTTTGCAGGCAAAACAATTAAAGTTTGCCCACGGCTTGCCATTCTTGGCACTTACTCCAGTTTTCCAAGTCATAGGCTTGTGATCATGGCAGTTACGACACAAGGGAATGTCTTTGTCGATCTTGACTGCACCTAATACATCTTGCACCAAAGCAACTGCCTCAGCTGCTGTGCCCGCCGGTGCTACTGCTTTAACCGTCCAAGGATCGTCCTCGACAGGAGTAATTATCTTGTCGTTTAACTTCTCGGCGAAAGGCTTTGGTTCAGCTGCTTTGACTTTAGACATCTCCTCGCGGCTAGGACGTTTGCCCTTCGTAACATAGCCTGCGTTAGCCAATGCACGCCCGATCGCACTTGTTTCGCAGTTCTCAAGTGCAGACGTAGCATTGACTCCTCGAATGCTGACGGTTTCCTCTGCAAAGCCAGTTGTCCAAGCCTGTGCATCGACTTCAGTTCTATAAATAGAAGCCTTAACAATAAATCGCTGAAGCGTTGACTCAACCAAAGTAGTGTCAATTCGACCATCTGGGTGTTCCTTCCAAAACTTAACTAGGCGTTCCTCAACTGTCTCGTAATCCTCAAGATTAAACATAGAGTTCATTCCCTTCAGTTGCTAATTGTCCAGCGATTGCAAGATAACTTGCTGAATCGATCCAAGTGTCGATCTTTTGGCTGTCCTCGATGCTTCGTCCGACTTTGACGAGTGCGAGGATAACTGCCACTTGGTAATCCTCAACCGGCATCTCAAGGTAGGCAGAGATAAGTCTGGCTGCTCTAGCCATATTATCGCTTGGGTGACCGTAATGCAGTCCGCGCTCTTGATATAAATCCGTAGCACTTTGCAAGATTTCTCCATGCTTCATGCTCGCACCTTCTCGATGCTTTCGTATTGCTTGCGTACTGCTCTGCGACCAGTTAAGTAACCATCGCGGTGACCAGTCTTGTAACCAATGAACCAAGTCGTGACGCATAACGCCAAGATTAGTAGTTGTGCTATAGACATTTAGTGCCCTTCTGCTGCGCCCTTCGCAGCTTCTTGGCATAAGTGTTGCATAAATATCAGACAGTCTTGCGGTATCTTGTATAACGAAACGGTAACAATTCTGTCTCATCTACCGCATCGTCGATTGTCCGCTTTATATCGTTATCTAGATCGTCCATACCTGCGCCCATTAACTACGAATGTGCCGTCCTTCTCAAGATTGATTAGCGTGACTTGAGTATCCTCAACTAACACGAATGCCTGCTGCCAGTTCATAGTTCCCTTGGTATAGCCAGCCTTGCGTACGTCCATTAAGTGCCCGCCTTCTACCCCACGCAGAATGCGCCCTATCTTGCCCCCAGAAACCTCTGTAAAGGCTGATTGACCTGCGCGGTGTGTGTGTCCACAGATGACGCTTAAACCGTGCCTACGGGCTGCTCCAAGGGCTGTAAGACCCGCGTTAGGGTTAATGCCCTGCTCATCGCCATGGACGGCTACCCAGCCCTTCTGAAAGGCATAAGGCTTCTTATGATAGGTAATACCCAATTCATCTAGTTTAAGGAACTTCTCAAAGCGTAACTCAGGCAATGCCAAAAATGCCGGTATTTTTTTCATGATCACGTTGTATAGGCGATCTGTGTGATTGCTTCTGATCATGTGTGCTTCTTTGGAATGCTCGACCAAAGACCAAAGAACTTCTACCGCTTGATCTCGATCGTCTCCGAGTGTCTGCTCGAACCAACCTGGCATTCCTTCTGTCCATCGGCTGATCTGTGGGAGATCGATTTCATCTCCCAAAGTAATGACGCTATCGGGGCGGTAAGCCTTAATAAAACTTGCAACATTGCGTACTGCTACTTCGTCATGATAGGGAACTTGTAGATCGGGAACGATTACAGTTCTTTTCATTGTTAATCCTCATCGTCATCGTCATAAGGGATACGGTCGGGAAGTGGTGGAAGCCAGTTAGGTGCAGGCAGGATTGTTGCTGGGTAAGTAGCTGGTTCTAGCAAGATGCAAAGTGCAGTCTCAACATCAAAGCCAGCCCTGCGAAGTGATTTGTAGTACTCATTAAGCCCGATACAGTATTGATCGAGCATTGAATAAGTATCAAGATCGATTACCTTCTTGCGAGCCATGGCTAAATTATCGCTCTAGAAGTATGTTGTAGATCTCATCGACACGCGCATTAAGTCTTTTGATCTCCGAGAGCAAGTGCGTGATCACATACCCAGCCAAGCCACCTACTATCGCAAGAGTGGCAATATAGAGATTTAAGTAATCCGTTGAAGTCATCGTTTGGGAGTCGCATAACCAAAGATACCGGCAACGATAGATCCAAGGATTGCGCGGTAATCGAGTGAGAAGTTAGAAGTAGTGCCCCATACTGCTAAGAATGCTCCGATAGAGATTATTGCTGGGTGCTTCATATTCATTTAGTTGCTCCTAGTAATGGGATATTAAAGAACGAACCATCTTCATCACCTTTGATAGTGAAAGATATATGGCAATGATGGCGGTGCTGGTTAATGCCTGTATAAGTTCTCCAACG